CATTGACTTGTCAAAATCCAATGCCAATTTTGTCGCGGCCGCACCGGCTGCAACTATTGGCAAAGTTAAACTTGTTGTCATTGAACGCCCAACGCTTTGCATTTTTTTTCCGAACGCATTCATTTGTGAATTTGCGGAACTTAAAGCGTTTTTTAATTTCGACGAATCGCCGGTAATATTAATTTTTAAATTTGATTCGGCCATAAAGAATATTTTAAACAAAAATACAAAAAAAAAGACGCTTTATTTAAACGTCTTTTTATTGCTCATAGAGTTGTATTTATTCAAAAATTTCTGCATTTGTTCAGGTGTTGATTTTGGCTCAGATCTCTTCTTTTTTCTTTGTTGATCAACAGGCAACGGAAATAATTGTTCAGGTTTTAGCATTTGTGATTTTTTTTCGCAATTCACGTTGTGAATCATTGTTGCGACATATCTCGTTTGCTCCCAATTCAAATTGATCCTGTTGTGATACGCTTCCGCCATTAAACCGTTTTCCCTCCAGGTTTGCCGCCAAAAATCATTTGGCAAAATTCCAATTTGCCCAATATAATAGTCGGTTAATGTTTCAAAGTTTACTGCTTCTTTGACGGCTGATTCTTTGCTTGTTTATTTTCGCCAGGATTCAATGAATTACCTAAAATTTTAGATTCAATCATTGTTTCAACAATTTTATTAATTGTTTCGGCGTCAATATCGTCCAGCCAAGTTCCAGCTGAATAAATGTTGTAATCAACATCATTGTTATTTTCCAAGTCATTCGCCAAAGCAGCTGAATAAACTAAGGCCCTTAAACCTGTTAAAGATATACCATTTTGAAAAACGCCTCCAATATCTTGCAACGAAATACCTAACTGCTCGGTAAATTCCGCCCAAAAATTCATTGAAAAATGTAAAGTTCTAGTTTTACCCTGTACGGTTATATCAATGTAACCTCTTTTTTTGTTTGTCATTTTAAAAGATTTTAATTAATAAATATAAAAAAGCCACCGCCTATATAAGGCGGAGACTTAATATTTTAAAAAGTTTTATTATGCGTTTGTAGATTTTACAATTGCACCTGTCAAAGTGATTGATCCTGAATAAGAAACAGCTGATTCCATCTCAGCGCTCATTTCAACAGAAGTCAAAAATCCTTCAGCAGTATAAATTGCGTCACCTGATTCAGCAGTACCAAAAACACAAGTCAAAATTGTTCTTGATAAAAGAAAGTCAGCCATTTCGATTGCATTTGAATCGTCATCGTAAGCTACTAATCCTTCAAAAGAAATTTCCCCACCTTTTACGCCTCCAATATACTCTGAAAATCCGTTTGAGTCTTTTGTAGTTGCCTCAGGAGTGTCCATAGATAATGAAAGTGAGCAGCTTGTTGTGTGACCAACCACAGCCCCCTCAACTTTTAAAATTAAATCTGTTCCGTTAAATACGCCAGTTGTTGCCATTATTGTTATATTAAATGTTATTAAATTTTTGTGTAAATATACAAATTATTTTATAGTTGTTTTTTTAAAATAAAAATCCAACTTTTATAAAAACTTACCTTTTAAATATCCAAACGCAAATAATATTGGACATAGTAAAATTAACCAAAGAGGTGTTCTGTAACGGATAACCTCTTTTTCTTTTATAACTATATTTTTATCTAACTTACTTTTGTATTCTTTTTCTAAAACTTCTTTATAAGCATTTAAATCAATTTCAGCAGTTATAACGTTGTTTTTTCCTTGTAGTGATACTTTACCTTGCTTTGTAGAAATAAGTTGCTTAAAAGGCTTTAAATTGCCTAAACTATCACAAGGTTGTTCAATAGTTAATGTATCTGTGAACCTTTCAACTAAAATTTCTGTTTTGGTTTTTATGATTGTATCATTTACAACCCTATCTTTATATTCAGTAATTGTTTTTTTAGAACTACATCCAACCAATAAAAGTAGTATAAATAGTTTTTTCATTACCAACGTGCCTTTTTACCCCTGAAGTTATTTATATTTCCATTTATAACCTCCAGCAGTTTTTTGTTTTCCGTAAATAACATTTCTAATACAGGATTCACCTATTCCTGTTTGCCTCATTGCTTCCATAACGGCTGGATATGTTTGTATTAAATTACCTGATAAGTCAAATTTACAAACTTCTTTACTTAACCAATTTTTACTTCCTGTTTTCCCATAATTAACACCCTTTTGCTTTAATACTTGGTATCTATGATTATGGTTTTCAGAACTTGTAACCCATTCAAGATTTGTTAATTTATTATTAATTCTTATTCCGTCTATATGATTTACTTCTTTCTTGTTTTCTTTATTTTCTAAAAAAGTCTTTGCAACCAATCTATGAATATAAAATCTTTTTACTGTTCCATTTTTTGATAATGTAACCGATAAATAATCTTTACCATTATTAATTGGTTTTAATAATCTTTCATTTTTGCTTTGATAACCTTTTTTTCTTTTTACATTACCTAAAGTACTAACTTGATAATTTTCGTAATCTTTTATTTCTTTCCAAATTTCCATATATAATATAATTTAATACATCAAATATACGAATATTTATTTAATAAATATACTTACCAACGTCTTTTTTTACCAGCAATGTCGTAATGCGTGAAAGTTGAATAAGCCTTTAAACCTCCTTGTGGTAAATCTCCTTTTTCAATTAATAATTCAATAACCTCGTAAACTTTTTTTGGTGTGTAATCTTGAACTACTATATCAGCAGCAATACCTAAAAGATGTTTTGATTTACTAGCACCTCCTATCTTTTTATTGTGAGATGGACTTCTATAACCACTATTGATTTTAATAGACTTGCCTAAATGTTCACGCAATATCTGTAAATAACCAGCTAACTTTTTAATGTTATCTAAAACATCAGTAGGCATTGGAGAATTATCTTTCGACTGAAACTCTGAAAGTGAAAAATTATCTGTTAATTTCATTGTAAAATTTTAAATTTGTTTTATTTTTTCTTTGTCCATTTAACATTCTATTTAAGTAAGGTTGACTATAACCTATTTCTAAAGCAGCAGACGCAACAGTATCATATATTTTACCACTACACAAATCAACAACTTTTTTAGAACGATTATTTAAATATCCTTTTCTGCTAACTTTTTTGATAAGATTATTTTCTTTTGCGTGTTTCATATTTTCTTTTGGAGTACACCATTCTAAATTAGTTATTTTATTATCAGTTTTGTCGCAATTAATATGATTTACTTGTGATTTGTTTTTTTTATTTTCTATAAAGCTATTAGCAACCAATCTATGCACTAAATACGTTTTATTACTTCCATTTAAATATAACCCAACATATTGATATCCTTTATTAGTTGTTTTATTTAAAATTCTTTCAGGTATAATTCTATAACCCCAACCTTGTTTTACTATTCTTCTTAATGATTTAACATTTCCAAAATTAGATACTTGATAAAAACCTTCATATCCTTCAATATCGTTCCAAACTTCTTTCATAAAATAAAATACCTTGCCAAGCAGAGGTAGTGCATCTCTTTTCAGCAAGGATTTTAATAATTTTTTATATTAGTAGGCACTACTCTACAATTGTAAATATACGAAATAAATTTTAATGAATCAAATTCTGATTTACTAAAGTTATTTGTCAGTTTCATCTTTTTTACTTTTCATTTCTATTATTTTTAAAACTGTATAAATAATAGAAACACATAATAAAAGTATTTTCAATGCTCTTTCAACGTTTGTAAACGAAACCGCCATAGCTGAAGCGTTTAGTGCATATAATCTTATGTCATCAAAACTCATTTTTTTGTGTTATAAAGTCGTTCAACAATATCGGTAACTCCTTGTAATGAAATATAAGCAGTTGCAACAATTACCCAATCATTACTTTCTAAACTCCCGCTGAATAAACCAGCGGAAGCTGTAAAAAATACAATTAGTTTTCGTGAAACCCACTTTGATAAAAATAAATCTATCTTTTCCTTTCTACTCATTAGACACCGTAAAAAGAATGTTTAGGATTGTTAACTTCGATTTCATTTTCAAAATGTATTTCATTGTCTGTTAATACATCGTAATGATACCCATCTGCGTAAATAGGTGCAGTTAGTTCGTTGAAATCCTCATCGTAAGTTCCATTCTCCAAAACGATTAAACCCAATTCAACGATTGCGTGAACTCCTTTTGCATATGATAAAATAGTTTCGTTATCTTCGTTTTCAATTTCTACATAAGCACCTTTTGCTAATAAATCAGCGATTGCAGTTTCTTTGTCTTGATATTTTAGTTTATATACTTTCATTTTTATTAATTTTATAAAGTTGTTAATGCTTGTAATTCTGCGTTTGTTAATCTTTCATTGTAGTATTTTATTTGACTTACTCTAGCTCCAATTTGATTTGCTTGATTTAAAGTAATTTCGTTAAGAGATTCCCAAGCAGAAGCAGTTCCAACTGCTATTTGTATTCCATTCACATAAAAAATACTTTCCGTTGATGAAAAAGATAATGATGCTTTAACAACACCACTAATAAAATTACTAGAACCTTGCAGTTTGATAGTACCTAATTGTCTAAATTGTGCAGTTAAAATGTTATCTCCACTAGAATAAATAACCATTCTATTGTTATTACTTCCTGCGGTTAAACCTATGAAAGCAAAAGTATTATTAATGTTAGGAAATTCAACAAATAAAGTCCCATCTGTTTGTCCTATAATCCCACTTGGTGGAGTTTGACTACAAACATCAGCCACCCTTGTAACTGCACTCCCTTGCGTTGGTATGTAAGAAGTAGCGTAGCTTCCAGCTTCAAATTGCGCCCCCCATAAATAAACACTACCAAAGCCAACATTTGCACCATTTTGTTCTGTACAAGTTACTTGAACTATTGTATTTGAATTATTACCAACAAGAGTACATCTATACCATCCGTTTCCGTAATATTCTATTTTAGCATCTAAAGCTGATATTGTAGTCCCTACTGAACCATTTTCTATATCAAACCAAGCGTATGAACTTGTAGAACGAAGCCTTATAAATTGAATATCTTTATACTTTGCAAATACACTAAAAGAATAATCCCCACTACCACCAATACCATCACTAACCCCGCCTCCAGCAGCAGAAGTTACTATTAAATCCGCATTTAACGTTCCATCTGGCGATATAACTTGATTTTCATTAACAGTTGAACTCCCTTTAATCCAAGCAGCATTACTAAAATCTTCCGAATAAGGTATTAAATTAGTTCTCTGTGGCTCTAACAACAAACTTGGACATCCACTAACAACCCCATCAATCATTGGATAGTTAAGTCTTGGCACGTTGCTTAAAACCTCCTCTATTAAACCTTCTGAATTTACTCTTGTTGCGTTATAACTTGGTAATGCTCCTGCTCTTGAAAATGTAAAATCTCCAGTTCCATCTGTTGGTAATACACTATATACTTTTGATGCTTTGTA